TTGATGATGTGGTGCTGCAGCGTGAGCAGCTCCGGCAGTGTGGAGCGCTTGGCGCGGATCAGGATAATGTTGTCGGTAATGGTTTTTGGGTCCAGCTTGAAGTGCTTCACGTAGCCGTACAGACCCCGCTGGACCTGCTCGGCGTCCTCGGTGACCAGGACCACCTTCCTCTGGGTCGATGCGCTGACCTCGCTGCCGTCAATAGATTGTCCCGTGACTATCATCATCAGGGACATAAGAGCGGTCGTCTTACCGACGCCAGGCTGGCCGGCGACTATCCACAGGCCGTGGGCAAAGAACCCGTCGAGCATGTACCTAATCGCAGGCAGGTGGTTCAGGTCGTAATTGAACTCCTCCCAGCCGTCGTGATGATGGGTAGGCTCATCTGGCTTCGCCTGCTCAGAGGGCGATTCGATTCCCTTGACGCTTGACATAAAGTCTTGGATCGCTGTGCGTCGCTCGGTCTGCGCGGTCGGTGGCGTGTAGCCGTTCATCTTGGCCATGTGGTACAGCGTGCCCATTGAGACGCCCTTGCCGGCGTGGAAGCTCTTCCAGTGGCTCTCTATGTCCTTGGCGCCGCCGTACTTCTCGCCGCCCTGGCTCCAGCCGTGCCAAAGTGTCAAGCCCTGGTCCTGGAACTCTGTGTGCAGCGCCTGGCCGATCTGAATCCACTGGTCATAATCACAGTCCGGGCTAATGAAGTTCAGAGCGCGTTGTGCCTTGGCGTACTCGTCGGTCGGGTTCGCGTGACTGACTGGGAGTGATGGCTGTGGTTTTTTCTCTGGCACAAAGTTGATGCCGAGGTCCTCTAGCACCTGAATAAGGTCCACCTCCTCGACGTTCAGCTCCTCCTGTGACAGCATGTCACCGGTCAGCATCACCGACTTCTTCGGGCTGTTGGGCTGGCCAAAGACCTCGATCTCCTGGTGGTCGGTGAGCTTGTACTTCGGCTGCGCGTCGCAGGATTTCGCCAAGAAGATGACGTGACGCCCCTTCTGGCTGTAGCTGCGCTCGGTCAGGTGGGCGTTGTCCTTCGCCCACTTAGCCAGCTTGGTGATGCGAATGTCTGTGCTGCTGCTGGTGCGCTTCATGTCCACGTCAAGCACGGTCAGTAGGGCCGTGTTGAAGCAGTCGTACAGCGGCTCATGCATGTACAGGCCCCAGAAGTGATGGTCAGGCTCTGTCGCCTCGGCCATCTGCTTGGCGGTGTACAGGTCCTCCTTCGGGGTCTGGTCGGACACGCCTCGGCCGGCTCGGTTGTATGGAATCTTGCGCCCGTCTGCCGTTGGCAGGAAGGTACAAAAGATAGCGTCGGGGCAGACATTAGCGATGGCCAAAGCCACCCGTTTGCTCGCGCTGTGTTGTAAAATTATTTCCGGACTACGGTCCATTTTCGATTTGCTCCTTAGGTTCTCCAACTCGGCCCGACTAACACTCGGGCCTTTTTTTCACTTGGAACGGATGAGCGTCGGTGCGGACACCTTCTCACCGATCAATCCCTCCGGCAGGTCGATGCCGAGCTTGATTATCTGGGCTGGTGATCTTAGCTCCCAAGCAGCCTGCGTGTCACGCAAAATATCCTCGACCATGGCAGGCGCCGACCAGAACTTGGTCTTACGCCCCTGACGCAGGGTCCATCCCTCAATCGGTTTCTCGCTAATGAGCTGCTGCTTGCCGGCCTCGATGACCGCCTCGGACCAGGCGAGCGCGAGCTGCGCCGTGTCCATCATCTCTGGCGTGATTGAGACGTCAGGCGCGAAGTCACTGCGTGCAGCCTCCGCGGCCTTGGCCTTCAGGCTCGGGCAGATGGTCTTGGCCTTGCACCAGCGGCACTGGTCTGGGCCTGGGTTCGTTGGCGCGTCGATGGTGAGCGCTAGCTCGGCTGCGGCCTTCAGCTCGTGGCCGTGGCTGATGAGCCGCTCACCTGTCGTCTTCCACTGGCTGTGGCCGGTCTTCGGCTGGAAGATGTGGACCACGACCTCGATGGATGCCGGCGCGTTGAACTGGCGCATGGCACCAAGCGCGTAGGTGAGCATCTGCTTGTTGTCCTCGGCGTCCACGGGAATACGTCCGGTCTTCAGGTCCACGACGTGCAGCGTGTTGTTCTCGACCAAGATTGCGTCTGCGGTACCGCCAAGAGCTGGGTGCAGGCTCTTCAACCCGTCATCAAGGTTGACCTCAATGAGCTTCTTGCGCGGGCTTTGGCACAGGCCGTTGACGAAGTCTGCGTAGTCCTGCGCCATGGCCAACTCAATGGGATCGACGTTGTCCTTGAGCAGCATCTTTGCCGGCTCCTCGCCGGATAACAGACGCTCGCCCAGCTCGTGGATGCGGGTCCCGGTCTCCGCCGCCTCACCAGGCGGTTCATACGGCATCTGATTTTCAAGCAGGACGCTGCCTGGGCAGGCCATGAACCGCTCGGTGCGGCTTGCTGATAAGCGTGCGTGTTTGCGTTGTGTGTGTTGGATCATTTCTGCGCTCTCTCCATTGCTTCATCTATGAACGAACTGGCCTCGTTAAAGCACTCAGCAAAGGCTTGCGCCGTCCTTTGGTTGGTGAGTTCTTCGATCAGTCTTATGGTTAAAGCAAGCGACCCCATAGCCATTTTTTTCAAGTCCTCACCCCTATCGCTTTTGTCCGGCCATAGATACATAAACATGAGAGCCTTGTTCCTGCAAATATTCTCAAACACTTCTGCAAAGTCTTCACATTTGTTTCTTGCGCAGATGGCGTCTATCTTTTCGCGCAGACGCTCTATCTCAAACTGCTCTTGCTTTAAATATTCTGGTTCTGGAATCATTGGTTCACCTCTATAAGTTTGGTTAAGTAATGCATGGCCTTCTTCAGGTCTTGAACGCCGCCTTTCTCTTTCCACCGACTGACGTACTTGACGACGTTGCCCTCCAAGTAGCCCATATTGTTTGATGCGATGTAGTCCCACGGCTGGATCGCCTTGTCCTTGTAGTGGGTGCCACCGACCTGCTGCGCGTTGGCGATGGCGTTAAACGCTTCCTCCTCTTCTGGGGTGGAAACTAAATCCATCGCCATCGCAGGTCGGATGGCTGGCTTTGGTTTCTTCTTTCGCATGCTGCACCTAGCCACCGACACCAGGTTCGCCGGCTCGTCGGTCAGGATTGCAATCTCTGCGTTGGTAAGGTCTGGGTTCTGCCTGATGATGGCTCGCAGCTTACCGGTGCGACTGTTTGGGTCCTTTTTTCTGGTCATGTCTTGCTCCTAAATGATCTGATCAATCACGTTCAACTTGCGCAGCACCTTACCCAAAACGTTGTGGTCAAGTGATGCCCTAATGGTCAGCAAGTAGATCAGCGGCCTGAATGACTGCTTGCTGATGTTCTCAATGCGGCTACTGGCCTGCTCCAGTGCGGAGGTTTGCCAGGTTGCCTCAACGAAAACTACTGTGTCGGCCGCGGAGAGGTCCACCCCCTCCGACATGGCCGCGATGTTGCCGATGACGACCAGGCGCTTACCAGCCTGGAACTCGTCGATGTACGTGTCGCGCTGCTTGCGTGGCGTGTCGCCCGTGATGGTCGCAGGCTTGTGCTTCTTAAGAGCCTCGGTCAGCTGCGCCGCGACGTCCTTGTGGTGAACGAACACGACGACCTGCTCGTTGGACTCCAGCAGGTTCTCGACGAACTCGGTGGCCGGCTTGACCTTACGCAGACCCGCCTCTTTCATCACCTCGGCCAGACCCTCAAACGCCATGAGCGCGTTGGGGTTCTCAACCAGCGCATCGGCGTCGAACAACTGCTCGCGCTTGTCTACTGGTAAGTCGAACGTGATGAGCGAGACCTGCGGCTCGTTGTAGTCTGTGAAGACGTCCTCCTTGCGGCGCCTTAAAACGTGCGGCTGCATGAGCGCCTTCAGCTCCGGCAGGTTGGATGAACCAGACACGTCTAGGCCCCACGGCGCTTTCCACATGCGGGCGTAGCGTGTAGCGAACTCGTAGTATCCATTGCGGTAGATGCCAAGGCCGTTAAGCAATGGCCACAGCTCAATGGGTCTGTTGGGTATTGGCGTGCCAGACAGGGCGTAGACGCGCTCGATCTCGCGCATCATGGCCATGCAGGTCTTGGTGCGGATGGCGTCCGGGCTTTTGATGCGGTGGCTCTCGTCCAGGACCAGCGTGCAGAACTTGTTGTAGATGGTCGGCGTGACGTGCTGCACGACGTCGTAGTTGATGATTACAACATCGCACTTGGCGATTGCCTGCGCCTCTTTCTTGCCGTTGACGACGGTGACCTTCAGCTCTGGGTTGATCGTGCTGAACGCACGCTGCCACACGGTCTTGGCGATGGACGGGCAGACAATGATTGCAGGCAAATGCATAGCCGCAGCGGCCGCCGTGGGCAGGGTCTTACCAACGCGCGGCTGGTCTGCCAAGATGGCGCGCTTCTTGTCAAGCAAGAATTTTTTACTGACCTCTTGGTGCGCCAACAGCTTCATCGTTTACCTCGTTTTGTCGTTTTGAACTTGGATTAAATGTAGCACAGTTTTAAATTGTTTAAAAGTATGTTACATTTGAGTCGTCGCAAATTTGATTGCGGCATCAAAACGATCAAAACGTCAAAACGGAAGGAA